AGACTTATGTTTTCACACACTCTTAAAGTAACAAACAATAAAGAATCTAATAGATGTTTTGTAGCTGTATTAGAAGCGTTTGCTGCTAATTTCTGAACTCCAACTAAAGCATCTTTATCTGGTTGGCTACCGTCTCTAGCTTCGTTTAATCCAGTTACGTCTCTTATCATTTGTAGGTAATATTGATATGTACCTATTAAACTTTGTATTTTAGCTTGACCAGAAGATGTTGATAATTCTTGTATAGGCACTTTTCCAGCGTTTAAACCACCTTCTTGATTAAGTGATCTACCTACTATAGAACCAGTTTGAAAATACATATTAAGAGCTTCTGCTGGATTATAATTCGTACCGTTACCTAAATCAACTTCAGCTAAACCATCCATGTCTAAGAATACACCATCAGGAACTATTCTAGACATAACTTGTTGCAGTTTTAAATGAGTTAGTTGAATCATGTCAGCAAAACCAGTTATCTTACTAACAACAGACTCTATACGTCCTTTATACATCTTAGGTGCACTAATACAGTAGTTCATTTCTACTTTAGTAGTATCAGCATTTGGCCTAGTCATGTTTTCAGCCATTTTCCACTCTAGCATTAGATTAGTACCTAACACCTTGGCACCAGTGTATAATACTTCTATACTTCTAGAAACTCTTTCAAAATTATCATTTTCTGGAGGGTTAAAAGAATCTGTTTTTTCTAAAGCTTTTTCTAAGCCTTGTTCTGTTCTTTTAATTTTAAAAACTTGGTTCATATAAGTTTTATACTCAAAGTACATTACTTGAACCGTGTTTTCATCGTAATTACCCCAACCTGTAACGTATTGAGAATTACCTGGAGTTTTTTGTATTCTTTCTAACTCTTCGTTTGAAAGGTTTGGAAACTGCTTTTTTAATTCAGGTATTGTTACAGCTTTTACTTCTCCTACATAATATATGTCTTCAAAGTTTGGATCTTCTGTATAAGAGTAAACCATATAAGCTGGATCAACGTAGTCTATAACTATACCTTGTGATTTATCAAAACTAGTTTTAGTAGCTCCTATACCTATAACAGTTAAGTCTTGAGCTATTCTTTTCTTTGTTTCATCAAATTTATTACCTGCTAAAACGTTATTTATAACTTCTTCCTCAGCTACTTCTACGTTTTGCTTATAAGTCATTTGCATGTGTAGATCAAGCTCTTCATCGCTTTCAGGTAGATCTTCCATATTTTGAGTTCTAGAAAAATCCATACCTAAGTTTTCTTGTAAATTAACAAGAGCTTTTTTGGTATTCATATCCTGCTCTATAGCTTGTGCATAATCTGTTCTGTTTTTTACAGAAAAAGGATCTTGAGCATAAGCTGTTATATCATATGATTTATTAGACAATCCGTTAGCAACTATGTCTACAAACTTAGATATAATAGGAACAGGTGTCCAGTCTAAGTTTAAGTATGATAAATCACCATTGATAGATAATTCATTTTTATATTTTTGAACACTTTGCTCTCCTCTAGCATATAATCTTAATTGATGAAAATTACTATAATACTTAGCATATCTGTTTCCGGATCTTCCTCCTTGAAACCACTCTTGCTCTATGGCTCTACCCACTTGTATACCGTAATCTAGACTTGCTTTTTCTTCATCGCTAACTACTTGACTAGGGAATGAACTATAAGTATTAGTTTGTATCTTCATTTATTTAATCATTTTTGATGACGCGCCTGTGTTGTCATATTTTTTTATACCTAAGTTTATACTTTTATATTCTTTTTTAGCTGTTGGTGTGTATCTATTCTTGTTACATGCCATTAAAGCTAAACCAGAACTTATGGAAGCATCATGTTTTGTTCTGTTATTTATATTAAATTTAGCCCAATCTTCTAAGGTTCTTTGAAAGTACATGTCTCCATAACCTCCTTCAGTTTTACCAATGTTTGTATCTACGTATGTTTCTATAGCGGAAGCGTGAGCTTGTTTTATGTCTTCACTAGAGTTAGGTATTCCACCTATTTCTTTTTCAGTTACTGATAATTTGTTCCAAACCTTATCTGGTCTATTCATAGAATAACCTCTATAACCTCTTCTTCTGAAATAATATAATAATCTAGGCTTGTTGTTTTCACAAAGTAAAGGCATACCGTAAAATATACATGCCATTAATACATCTTCAAAAAACATCTCAGCTGTTTGTGGTCTAGCAATATATTCTAAAAAGAAATGATTGGGAGGTACGTCCTCCATACTAAATTTTGTTAAACCGTGTAAAGCTCCATTGGAACCTCTACCATCAACTGTACCTGATATATCATAACTATCACAACCAAACGCTCCACAGTGATCATTACCTGGATACTTGGTATTACCTTTAATTATTACACGATTCTGAAGATTTATAGGTGGAACCCAAGTTATATTAAATCTACCGTCTTTATTAGGCATAAATAAAACCTTAGAATCTTTAACACCATTCTCCCATTGAAAACTACCTTTAGTTACTACAGAGGTGTTTCTTAAGTCTTCATTGTAATCTATTTGCTCGTATATTTTTGTAAGATTAAAAAGCGATTGCTTTGTTTCATCTCTAAAAGCGTGCTGCTCTGTTCTTGGGAATTGACGATAGTATTCGTTTAAACCATCTTGATCGTTTTTTAAACCATCTACTTCGTTTTGCCAATACTCTATTACTCCTTGATCTATTGGATCACCCTGTGGTCCTTTTACTTCTTTACCCGGAGTGTTGAATACAGGAAATCCATAAGAATCAATGTATCCTTCGTAGTTCCATTCCATAGGTATGAACAAACTATAGAGTCCTGAACGAGTCTGTCCATTGGCATTTCTTTCGTTAATATTTGAATCATAGTATAATTTTTTAAAATTTTCACCACCCTTATCTAGAGCGTTTGATGTTGAGCCCATCATACATTTACCTATAATCCTAGAACCTAGTCTTAAACAAGTTTTAGTTACCCTCCAGTTGTTTAATATATTTGTAGGTCTTTCCCACTTTCCACTCTCATCATGTACTAGTAGTTTTAATTTTTCCCCGTCATACGAGTTGTCTCCTGTGTTTTTCCAGTCGATCGTCGTGTCGAGCCCCGATATTTCTTGTAGCTTTTCGTTGGTATCAAGTTTCTTTCGTGTAAACTTCGACGCTGGTACTCTATAAGCGAGTTCTGTTTTTGGCCTGTCCATACCGTCTTGTATCGGTTTGAAAAAGAAAGGGTAGTTGATCGATATTGGTACAACTTTGTCCGTAAACATTTTTTTCGCATCAGGCCCAGATTTTGATAATATACCAAATCTAGAGTCTGTTGATATTGTTGCCTGGTTAACTGTTTCTCCAGATGCCATAAACGAGAATCCAGAACGTCTGTTTTTAAGGTAACACATACCGTATGATCTGACGTCTGCTTTACAAGCTTCCCAGAATAAGTAGAATAATCTGTTTGACTCCCTAAAATCTGGCTGCCCAACATCAATCTTGGACCACTGCAAGTACATGTAGTTAGTACCAGTAATATAAGTAGAAATGTCTTTATTATTAAACCACATTCCTTCATCTCTTCTTTTAAACTCTGTATCGATATAGTCATACCATTCTTCTTTAAAGTTCGTAGGGTAATCATCCCAATCAAAAACAGATTTTATTTTTTTTAGCTCTTTAGGGTATTGAGTATGCTGCCACTTGTTTGATTCAAAAGAAACAACATTCTCTTGTTTCGGTAGAGCTATATTTAAACCTTGTATATTGTAAATTTCACCTATTTGACCAGTCTTACTTATAACAACAACGTCGTGCTCTTTGTTATAACCATACTCCCATTTCTTGTATTTGTTTAATCTATTTACAATTTTGGGTTTTATGTGGTCTTTTAAAACGCTATATAGAGTTTGCTCGTACATTACTTAGATCTTCCTTCAGCAAAACCTCTAAAAGACTTTTCTTGTTTAACCTCTTCTTTTTTAGGATCAAGCATTTTCTCCTCTTCTTCGATACGATTAAGAATTTCAAAAGCATCAAATATAGCCAGTTTCTTAGTAGCTGCAGCATTTTTAAGTTTATCAGCAGATAAATCATCATCAGAATCAACAATAGCTTCCTTAGCTACTTTAATTAACTCTTCAACTGCTTTCTGCCCAGCTAGGATTATATTCTTCTTGGTTTCCTTTGTGTTCATATTTAATTACAATATCATTAGATTTCATACAATAAACTCTTTGCTTGTCTATAATAAAATCCCATTCACTGTTAGGTGTAAAACCTAATACATCTCCTGGGATTATTTTAAGAGCTTCTAAGGACTTATTTCCGTATTTTAGTATACCAATAAGTTTTTGTTCTTTTTCTAGCTCTAAAGAGTTATTATTTTTTAAAGGCATTACAAAGCATCTGTCTCCAAATGATTTCCAATTACCTGTATTTTTATACAAATATATTTGATCTATAGCGCAAAAGTATAATCCATCTTCAAAATAAGATCTACTATTTTTTTTAACACCCTTCATATCATAGAATACTCTAAAAACATTATGGTGGACTACTACTATATCTCCTTTTTTTATATCTGTTTTAAAAGCTTTAGGAGTTTCAACAACTACAGCCATATTATTGACTGATTTAAAGCTTTCTATTTTCGTATTCAAGACTAAGGTCTTATCACCAAGTTTTATTTCATTTTCATATCTATCACCTAATGGTTTAATTATGAAATCGTATAAACTTTTCATCTAATATTCTAAATCGTATTCAACGGATATAGCCATGTTAGAATTAAATTTCTTCCATGGCATTATCTCATCTCCTTTTTTTATGAATATACTATAAGAGTTTGATTCTTGATTGTGTAAAATTGCTGATATTGTGTGTCCTCCATAAACTTGTTGACTTACAGCATAATGCATTGCATCGTTTTTGTAATCAGAACCAATACTTATTTTTCTTATAACATTAGACATCTTCAGGTTTATTTTCTTTTTCAATGAAAGTATACGAACCGTCTTCTAGATTAATGCTAATAGCACCGTATTTTTCTTCTAGATCATTTTTGCTTTTTTCTATATCTGAATTAAACTCAGACAATTGATGTAACGTTGAATGCTTTTGAGCTTCTAAGTAACCAATATTTGATAATAAATCGTTAACAGTTTTTTGTTTTTCTTTAATGTTTGTTAACTCTTCTGTTGTAATCTTTTGTTCTTTTGACATTGTATTTAATTTAATTGTTTTCATACTATGATAGTTACATAGTGTACCGTTTAATTACTTATTTAGTCTTACTGTAAAGGATTAATCCCATTTTCTAATAACACTTTTAACCACTCGCTCTCTATTGTGTAATAATCCATTTCACCCCAAGGCGAAATCATACATTGAGTTGTCTCTACCATAGAGTAAGCCTTTATTTCAGTTCTATTATTATTCCACCCTATAAACCAAGTGTCTACTGATGGGTAATTTAATTTTGATTGTTTTAACATTTTATATATTTTAAACTGATCCTCCGTCTGTTATAGTCCAATTAAACACTGCTTCTAAAGAAGTTCTTGCTGCTTCAGCTGCTCCACCTGCTGTATATTGCGAATTACCAAAAC